GTGAAGTCGGTCACCCTGCCGAAGCTGACCCGCAAGCTGGAGAACTATCGCGGCGCCGGCATGAACGGCAGCGCCCCGGTTGATTTCGGTCTCGATGACGACGCGCTCTCGATGGAATGGACGCTCGGGGGATTTCCCGATGAGTCCATCTGGTCGCAGTACGGCGCCGCCGGTGCCAACTCGGTAGCCCTGCGCTTTGCCGGCTCCTACCAGCGTGACGACACCGGCGAAACGGTGGCCGTCGAGGTGGTGATGCGTGGCCGTCATAAGGAAATCGACGGCGGCGAAAGTAAACAGGGCGAAGACACTGAAACCAAAATCAGCACGCAGTGCACCTATTTCAAGCTCACCATGAACGGCAAGGAGCTTGTTGAAATCGACACCGTGAACATGGTGGAGAAGGTGAACGGCGTCGACCGTCTGGAGCAGCACCGCCGCAATATCGGGCTGGCCTGATGTAACCCGGTCAGCCTCTGCTGGCCGGCTCTTTTAACGTATCCATAAAGCGAGAACGTCATGACTCAAACTAATGAAAATACCGTCACCCTGGTAAACCCGGTTAAACGTGGCGAGCAGGAAATCAGCACCATTACCGTTATCAAACCGAATGCCGGCACGCTGCGCGGCGTGGGGCTGGCCGCGCTGGCAACCTGTGAAGTGGATGCGCTGATTAAGGTGCTGCCGCGTATGACCTACCCGAACCTCACCGAGCAGGAAGTGATCGCGATGGAGCTGCCCGACCTGATGGCGCTCGCCGGGAAGGTTGTCGGTTTTTTGTCGCCGACTTCGGAAGCCTGACGTTCCCGGAACATTTTTCTACGGACGATCTGATAGCGGATATCGCGGTGATTTTTCACTGGCCGCTGTCAGAGCTCTTTTCCCTGAGCGTGTCCGAGCTCATCACATGGCGCGAAAAGGCGCTCCAGCGAAGCGGAAACATGAATGAGTGAAAACGTAAAGCTACAGGTCTTTCTGAAGGCGGTAGACCAGGCAACGCGCCCGTTTAAGCACATCGAGACGGCGAGCAAAGCGCTCTCGGGTGAAATTCGCGGCACGCAGAAAACCCTGCGCGAGCTTAACGCGCAGGCCGGGAAAATTGACGGCTTTCGTAAGGCCAGCGCGCAGCTGGCGGTGACCGGGCAGTCGCTGCAGAAAGCGAAGGCGGAAGCGGAAGCGCTGGCGACGCAGTTCAGGAACACCGAAAAGCCGACGCTGGCGCAGGGCCGCGCGATGGAATCCGCGAAACGCGCGGCGGAGTCGCTCCAGACCAAATACAACAGCCTGAGCCTGGCGGTCGCGCGCCAGAAAGACGAGCTCGGGAAAGCCGGGATTAATACCCGCAACCTGGCCGCCGGTGAGCAGCGTCTTAAAACCAGCATCAGCGAAACCACGGCGCAGCTTGCCAGGCAGCGCGAGGCGCTGGCCCGCGTCAGTGCGCAGCAGGAAAAGCTGAACGCGGTTAAGGCGCGCTACCAGAAAGGCAAGGAGCTTGCCGGCAGTGCCGCCGGTGCAGGCGCCGCTGCCGTGGGGATGGCGACGACCGGCATTGTGGCCGGCACCGCGCTGATGCGCCCCGGCTATGAGTTTGCGCAGAAAAACTCCGAGCTTCAGGCCGTGCTCGGCGTGGAAAAGCAGTCGCCGGAAATGCAGGCGCTGCGCAACCAGGCGCGCCAGCTCGGCGACAACACCGCCGCCTCGGCGGATGATGCGGCGGCCGCGTAAATCGTTATCGCTAAATCTGGCGGGGATAAAGATGCGATTCTCGCGGCGACGCCCGCCACGCTGAATATGTCGCTCGCCAACCGTCACACAATGGAGGAGAACGCCGCGCTGCTTACCGGCATGAAAGCCGCGTTTCAGCTCACGAATGACCAGATAACGCACATCGGCGACGTGCTCTCGATGACGATGAACAAAACCGCCACCGACTTCGACGGGCTGAACGACTCCCTGACCTACGTCGCGCCGGTGGCAAAAATTGCCGGCGTCAGCCTTGAGCAGACCGCCGCCCTGGTCGGGGCATTGCACGATAACAAAATCACCGGATCGATGGCGGGCACCGGGAGCCGTGCGGTTATCACGCGATTACAGGCACCGACCGGCGAGGCGTTTGATGCGCTCAAGGAGCTGAAAGTCAGCACAGCCGACAGCAAAGGCAACATGCGCCCGCTGTTCAGCATCCTGAGAGAAATTCAGGCCAGCTTTGAAAAGCATGGGCTCGGTACGGCGCAGCGCGGTGAGTATCTGAAAACCATATTTGGCGAAGAAGCCAGCTCATCGGCTGCTGTACTGATGCAGGCGGCAACCAGCGGCAGGCTTGACGCGCTGACGGCGGCGTTTAAGGCGTCCGACGGGAAAACGGAGGAGCTGGTCAAGGTAATGCAGGACAATCTCGGCGGTGATTTTAAAGAGTTTCAGTCGGCGTATGAGGCGGTCGGCACAGACCTTTTCGACCAGCAAGAAAGCTCACTGCGCAAACTGGTGCAGACCGCGACCCGTTACGTGCTGCGCCTCGATAACTGGATTAAAGACAACAAGGCACTGGCAGGCACCTTGACCACGATTGCCGGTGTGGCAACCGCCGTGATCGGCGTCGTGGGGGCCATCGGGCTTGTTGCCTGGCCGGTTATTACCGGGATAAACGCGATCATCGCGGTGGCCGGCAGTCTCGGCACTATCTTCACCGCCGTCGGGGGCGCAATTGCCACCGCCATTGGTGCGCTCACCTGGCCGATTGTGGCCGTGGTGGCGGCCATCGTCGCCGGCGCGCTCCTGATCCGTAAATACTGGCAACCCATCAGCGCCTTTTTCGGCGGTGTGATGGACGGCCTGCGCGCAGCATTCGGGCCGGTGGGCGAGCTGTTCGCGCCGTTCAAACCGGTATTCACCTGGCTCGGTGAAAAGCTCCAGGCGGTGTGGCAGTGGTTTAAAAACCTTATCGAGCCAGTGCAGTCGAGTAAGGAAACGCTCGACAACTGCCGCAGCGCCGGTGAGCGCTTCGGTAAGGGGCTCGCCGATGCGCTGCTGCTGCCGCTCAAAGCTTTTGACAAGCTGCGCGAAGGCATTACGTGGGTGCTGGAAAAGCTCGGCATCGTTAACAAGGAATCCGACGCGCTCGATGCCAGAGCCGAAAAGGCAAATGCGGTCGCCTCGCGTGCAGGCGGTATGAGTGGTGCGGCGGCGGCACATGTGCCGGCGGGCATGTTCGGCCAGGCACCGGCCTATCAGGCTTATCAGCCGGTCAGCGCGGCGGGCGGGCGTTCTTATATCGACCAGAGCCGCAACCACTACAACATTTCTGTAGCCAGCGGTGCAGGTGCGGGCGGCGCGCCTCTTGCCCAGCAGATGCGCGAGGAGCTGGAGCGCATCGAACGGGAGAAGCGCGCACGCAGCCGCGCCAGTATGGGTCATGACGATTAAGGAGACTGCGCGATGATGCTTGTACTCGGGATGTTTGTGTTTATGCGCCAGACGCTGCCTTATCAGAGTATGCAGCGGTCGGTCGATTACCGGTGGCCGTCCAACAGTCGCATAGGCCGGCGGCCCTCTTTTCAGTTCCTCGGCGTGGAGGAAGAGAAAATCACGCTGAACGGCACGCTTTACCCGGAAATTACCGGTGGCAAGCTGTCGCTAAAGGCGGTCGAGCTGATGGCGGAAGAAGGCAAAGCCTGGCCGCTGATGGACGGCACCGGCGTCATTTACGGGCTGTTTGTGATTAACAGCGTGGAGACAACCGGCACCGAGTTTTTTTCTGACGGCTCGCCGCGAAAAATCGATTTTGTCCTGACGCTGACCCGCGTCGATGATTCACTCGCCGCGCTTTATGGCGACCTGAGTCAGCAGGCGCAGGCGCTTGTCGGCAAAGCCGGCGACGCCCTGCAGAAAGTGAAAACGGTGGCAGGAGGGTTTTTCTGATGCTGTCCGATTTTTACAACGGCGCCGGCGCAGGCATGACGCCGGCCTATATGCTGAGAATTAACGCGAAAGATATCACGACGGTTATCAGCGAGCGGCTCCTGAGCCTGACGCTGACCGATAACCGCGGCTTTGAGGCTGACCAGCTCGATATTGAGCTCGACGATGCCGACGGCCAGCTTGAGCTGCCGATTCGGGGAGCGGTGCTGACGCTGTTCATGGGCTGGCAGGGCGAGGCGCTTATCGGGAAAGGCGATTTTACCGTCGATGAAATTGAACACCGGGGCGCGCCGGACACCCTGACCATCCGGGCGCGCAGCGCGGATTTTCGCGGCACGCTTAACTCGCGCCGGGAGGAGTCCTATCACGACACCACGCTCGGCGCCGTGGTGGAAACCATTGCCACCCGCAACAAACTTAAGGCCCGGATAGCGCCTGAGCTGGCGCGCATCCCTGTTTCGCATATCGACCAGGCGCAGGAGAGCGACGCCAAATTCCTGACCCGGCTTGCGGAGCGCAACGGCGCCGAGGTGGCGATAAAAGCCGGCGTGCTGATGTTTATTAAAGCCGGTGCCGGCATGACGGCAGGCGGTAAGGCGATCCCGCAAATCACCATCACCCGCAGAGACGGTGACCGCCACCAGTTCGCCATCGCTGACCGTGGCGCCTATACCGGCGTGACGGCGAAATGGCTGCACACCAAAGACCCGAAGCCCAAAGAGGTAAAGGTAAAACGCAAGCCAAAGGTTAAGCACCTGCGCGCGCTGGAGCACCCCAAAGCCACGAAGAAAAAAAAGGAGAAGAAGGAGCCGGAGGCCAGAGAAGGCGAATACATGGCCGGCGAAGCGGATAACGTGTTTGTACTGACGACAACCTACGCCTCAAAAGCCCAGGCGATGCGTGCGGCCCAGGCGAAGTGGGATAAGTTACAGCGCGGCGTGGCGGAGTTTACCATCACCCTGGCGCGCGGCCGCGCCGAGCTTTACCCGGAAACGCCGGCAAAGGTGAGCGGCTTTAAGCGCATCATAGACGAGCAGGACTGGACGATCACAAAGGTAAAGCACTCGCTGAATAACAGCGGTTTTGTCACTGCGCTGGAACTGGAGGTGAAGCTGTCAGATGTGGAATATGAAATAGAGCAGGGTGATTAAAGCAGGGTGCGTAATTCAGGTAAAAGTAACCCGTTTGCCGGGTTACTTTTTTAATGATTTATTTAGCCTTGCCGGTAAACATATGCGTATTACCCATCAGCATAACTTTGGCTGGCTTATCCATCAGCTTTCCGATCTCTGTGCAGGTGGAAAGCGGGTTCTCTAAGGTATAACCGAGCGCTTTATACTGGTTAATGACGTTCACTTCCTTAAGGCCTTTAAGTGCAGATTTGGATGCGTCTTTGCTCCATGCCAACGGGCATATCCCGCTCATTATTACTGATTCATAAGCTTCAGACGTCATTCTGCTGCCAGGCAAAGCCACGGTTAACGTGTTATCGGATTTGGAGATCTCTACCGGTTGCCACGGCTTCAGTGCTTTCTCTAGCGCTTGCTGGGCGGAGTTTGCGGCGAGGGAGCTGCCGGAGATAAGGAGTAAAACCGAGGCAAGTGTTGTTTTGATAAGTGACATTTCATTCCCTATGAATTTACCAAAAAGAAAACAACCTTGTTCTCAAAAAGAGAACTGAGCGGTATTATGAGTTCACATTACAAGAGTGACGAGGTTGCTATGTTTCATTGTCCAGAATGCCAGCACGCTGCGCATGCTCGCACAAGCCGTTATCTCAGCAAGAACACCAAAGAACGTTATCACCAGTGTACTAACATCAATTGCAGTTGCACCTTCGTCACGATGGAAACGGTCGAGCGTTTCATCGTCACGCCAGCCAAAATCGATTTTGCGCCGCCGCATCCAGCGACCAATGGACAGCAACAACTCTGGCGTTAAGCAAACCCCGCTACGGCGGGTTTTTTTATGCCTGGCGTCGCCACAACCAAAACGCTGTCGCCATTTTGCCGCCAAAGCCAAAGAAAAAGGGGCTACGCTTGCGCGTAACCCCTTGTTTTATTTGGTGGAGCTGGCGGGAGTTGAACCCGCGTCCGAAATTCCTACATCCTCGGTACTACATGCTTAGTCCAGTCTTTACATTCGCCTGGCAGCTGCGGACGGACACGCCACTACCAGACTAGCCTGATTAGTTTTAACGCTTCAACCCCAGGCAGGGTATCCACGCGATCTCTTTTGGGTTTGACCTCTCTTGATCCCCGTCCTAAGAGCGGAGGCTAGGGAGAGAGGGCTCTAAGCAGGTTATTAAGCTGCTAAAGCGTAGTTTTCGTCGTTTGCGACTATTTTTTTGCGGCTTTTTACGAGGCCAACCGCCCCTCGGCATGCACCTTGGGTTTCGCGAATCCCGTCGAATCCAGAATCAGCCCCAAAAGTGTAACGCTAAGTATAACAGAGTTTACCCACGCGTGACCAGTCCATATCGTTTCGCCTGCTGACTGCTTGTTTTTTGCGCTTTTTAGTGACCAGCAAAGCAGTTGCAGAAAAGTGAGACATCTTTCACAACTCTACCGCTTCGCTTCGTTATATCCCCAGAAAATACCCCCTGAATTCCTGGGAAATAAACCGAACCAAAAAATAGAATATATTTTTACGCTTCTTTAAGTAACGGGTGATTAATTCATTTTTGATGATTTTAAAATCCATTAATAACGCCTGAGGCACATTTTAAATTTCCGTGACTTAGCAAGAAAATAACGGGGAGTAGACCACGCCACATTATTGTGCAAGCACTCTTTTTTTTATGTTTTTTTTGCCAAACGGCACCGCGTTGCTTATACATTTTGTTAGGTATTTGTACACATAAACCGCTTCGTTTTACATCAATTTGTTGTTTTTTATTGGTTTAACAAATATTTCAACATATTTCGGGACATCGACTCTCCCCAGCGCCGCCCTGTTCGGTAAGGGGTAACCCATAAGTGTCTATTAATGGACGCTCGTGCCGCGCAGCGTGCTTCCCCAGTCAGAGGAAATGAAAAATGGCCGTTCAAAATAGTCTTTCGCCTACCGTGGATATTCTCAACCAGAATACCGGAGATGTCGTTAGTCATTATTCACAGAGTGCGGACCGGGTAGTGAATTTATCCCAGACCAGCATTGTGCGAATAAATGCTTCTCCCGAAACGGTTAATTTTTATGAACGGCAGGGAAACGACCTGATTGTCCATATGAAAGACGGGACAACGGTGCGCTACCAGAACTTCTTCCAGCTTGATGCTGAAGGTCAGCACAGCGAACTCATTTTCGAAGACGACAACGGCGTGCACCACGCGCTGTTTCCTTTTGCCTCCGAGCCCGGCCCGGCGGTCGCCGAGGCGATTGTGCCCACGATGGCGGAGACTTCTCTCGGCGCGCTGACGGGCGCGGAAGGGCTGACCACGCTGGAAGTGCTGGGCGGGATCGCGGCGGTCGGGGCTATCGCGGGCGTCGCGATTGCAGCCAGCGACAACGGCGGCGGTGGGGGCGGCGGCAACGATAACAACAACGGCGGCGGCGACAACGGGGGCGGGGATAACGGCGGCGGTGACAATGGCGGTGGCGAAACGCCAGATCCAGCGGCAATCGACCTCGATCCGTTCACCGAGGATAACGTGCTTAACGCCAGCGAAGTGCTGCAAAACCAGGTGCTGAGCGGCGTCGTGGATGCCGCTAACGCGGGGCGCACCATCACCGTCACGCTGGGCGGCCAGACCTACACCGGCGTTATCGGCGCAGACGGCGCCTGGAGCGTAACGCTGCCCGCCAGCGCACTGTAAACGCTGCCGCAAGGGCTGAACACAATTACCGTGTCGCTGGTGGACGTTAACGGCAACACGGTGAACCAGACGGTCGATATCAACGTCGACACCGTGGCGCCCACGTTACAGCTGACGCCGTTTACCGACGGGGTGCTCGGCGGCGAGCAGACCGCAACAGATCAGATCCTGCGCGGCTCCACGGGAGTCGCCGAAGAGGGGCAAATCGTCACCATCACGCTGAACGGGAAAACCTACACCGCCGTTGTGGAGGCTGATGGCAGCTGGCAGGCGGCCATTCCGGCGGCAGATCTTCAGGCGTTGCAGGACGGGCAGCAGTACGTGCTTGGCGTCAGCATTACCGATCTCGCGGGCAACACCACCACCAGCGAAACCCGGTTTACCGTTAATCTCGACCAGCCGTCGCTGGCGGTGGATCCGCTGACGGCGGATAACGCTCTGAACGGCGCTGAGCTCGGTATCGATCAGGTGCTGAGCGGCTCGACGCAGAATATCGCGGCGGGCACGGTGGTGACGGTCACGCTCAATGGCCAGAACTATTATGCTACGGTCGGCGGCGACGGCACCTGGCAGGTGACCATCCCGAGCGGTGACCTCCAGGCGCTCGCCAACGGCAACGCCACGCTCAGCGTCAGCGTACCGAACGGCACCGGCGCGCCGCTTACCGTGACGGACACTATTCCGGTCGATCGCACCGTGCCGTCGGTCTCGATTGCCATTCTCTCGACAGACGATTACCTCAACGCGGCGGAAGCCACGCAGCCGCTGGAAATTCGCGGTATCACCACCGTGACGGGGCCAGGCGCGCAGGTGACGGTCACGTTTAACGACAAAACCTACACCGCCGTGCTGGACAGCGCGGGCAACTGGAGCGTGCTGATTCCGGCAGCCGACCTGGCCTCGCTGCCGGATGGCCCGCGCACCGTGACGGCGACCGTCACCGCCGGGCAGACCAGCGCCACAGCTGACCGCGTGATTAACGTCGCGATTAACGATCTGCCGGAGCCGACCATCACCACGCCGTTTGGCGACGGCGCGCTGAACGCCGCCGACCTGCAGCAGAATCAGACGCTCACTGGCAACACCGGCGTCAGCGGCAGCGGCCAGACGGTCACCGTACAGCTCGGCAACCAGACCTATACCACGACCGCAGGCGCTGACGGCGGCTGGAGCGTCACCGTACCGGCCGCGCAGCTGCAAACGCTGCCGACCGGGCAGACGCCGGTTGTGGTCACGGTCACGGACGGCGCGGGCAACAGCGCCAGCAGCAACACGACCGTTACCGTTGACACCACGCCGCCTACGCTCTCGCTCTACACCCTGACCGACGACGGCAAGCTGAACGCCCAGGAGCTGACGACCGATCAGGTGCTCTCCGGCAACAGTTCGGAGGCAGGGCAGACCGTTACGGTGACGCTCAACGGCCAGACTTACACCACGACGACCGGCAGCGACGGCAACTGGCAGATAACGCTACCGGCGGCCGATCTTGGCGCGCTGTCACCCGGTGCGAACGCGGTTGTGGTGACGACCACCGACGCTGCGGGCAATACCACGACGGTGAACGACGCCATCGATGTGAAAACCGCGCAGCCGTCTGTCACCGTCACGCCGTTTACCGGCGATAACGTGCTGGACGCGGCGGAAATCAAAACCGCGCAGCCCTTGCAGGGAAGCGTGACTAACGCCGAGCCGGGCAGCCTGGTCGCCGTGACCATCGGCGCGTGGAGCGCCACGGCGACGGTGGATGCGGCAGGCAACTGGCGCGTCGATGTGCCTGCCGTCGTGCTGCAGGGGCTGGCGAACGGCGATAACGCCATTCAGGTGAGCGTCACGGATACCTGGAACCAGACGCAGACGATTCAGGCGCCGATTACGGTCGATACCGCGGCGTCCGGCGTCGCCATCAGCATCATCGCCGACGACGATTTTATTAACCGCGCCGAAGCGGATTCGCCGTTAACCATTCGCGGCACCAGCGCCGGGCTGGCGGCTAACACCGAAATCACCGTCACGCTCAACGGCATCACCTACACCGCGACCGTCGACGCCAGCGGCAACTGGCAGACCACCGTTCCGGCTGCGGATCTGCAACAGCTCCCGGATGGCAGCTATGAAGTGACCGCCACTGCGCAGGCGGGCGGCGTCAGCGACAGCCATACGCTCACGGTTATCATCAACAACCTGCCGGATGTGACGGTGGACCCGCTGTTTACCGACGGCACGCTGAGCCAGGCGGAAGCGGGTGTGAACCAGACGCTCACCGGCACCACCGGCAGCACCGGCGCGGGCCAGAGCATCACCATCACGCTGAACGGCCAGGCCTATCAGGGCACGGTCGACGTCAACGGTAACTGGTCGGTGACGCTGCCGTCCGGCGCGCTGGACTCGCTCACCGGCAATGACTCCCCCGTGCCGCTGCAAATCGTGGTTCGCGACGCGGCGGGCAACAGCCAGACCTCGACGGTCGATTTCACCGTCGATGTCGACGCGCCGACGCTGACGCTCAATCCATTCGCGCAGGATGACGCGCTGAATATCACCGAAGCGGGCCAGGCGCAGCCGTTCTCGGGCGTCGCCGCCGGTGCCGCGCAGGGCGACAGTATCGTCGTGACGCTGAACGGCAAAACCTACAACACCACCGTGACCGGCGCGAACGGCGAATGGTCGGTGGATATTCCGGCGGCGGATCTGCAGGCGCTGCCGAACGGCCAGGCGCAGTTTAGCGTCACGGTCACCGACGCGGCGGGCAACACCGCCACCGCCACGCGCCCGATAACTGTCGCGGTCGACCCGGCGCGCGCGCCGCTGCTGACTATCGATCCGGTGGGCGGCGACGGCGTTATCGACGCCGGGGAACGCGCCACCGGGGTAACGCTTCGCGGCACCGCCACCAACGTCACCGCCGGCCAGACCGTCACGGTGACGCTTGGCGACGATACGTTCACCGGCGTGGTGGATTCGGCGGGTCGCTGGCAGGTGGATCTGCCCGCCAGCGCCTTAACGGGCCTGACTAACGGCGACTACACCGTGACGGTGGGCGTGAGCGACGCGGCGGGCAACAGCGTAAGCCTCGATCGCGGCTTTAGCGTCGATACCGACATCAGCGCGCTGACGGTTGCGCCGGTAACCGGTGATAACCGCGTCTCGCTGAACGATATCGCCGGTGGCCTGGTGCTGAGCGGCACCAGCGTGAACTTCGCGCCGCAAACGACGCTAACCATCACGCTCAACGGCAAACAGTACACGGCGACCACCGACGCCGACGGCGGCTGGAGCGTCACTGTACCGCGCGCGGATGCGATCGCCATCGGCGACGGCACCGCAACGCTGACGGTCTCCGGCACCGATGAAAACGGCGCGGTCGTCTCCGGTAACCAGAGCTTCACCATTATCACCACCGCGCTGCCGGAAGTGACGCTCAACACGCCATTTACCGACGGTATTATCAGCGCTGCGGAAGTGAGCGCAGGCGGCACGCTGAGCGGCGCTACCGGCGTTAATGGCGCGGGGCAAACCGTCACCGTTCAGCTTGGCGACGACACCTACACCGCCGTGGTGGACAGCAGCGGCAACTGGTCGGTCACGCTGCCGCCCGCCGCGCTGCAGGGGCTTAACGAAGGCGAGACGCCGCTGGTCGTGACCGCGACCGACGCCGCCGGGAACCAGAATACTTCGACAAGCACGGTGACGGTCGATCTCACCGCGCCGGTACTGAGCGTTAACGACATCACCGCCGATAACATCATCAACGCCGCCGAAGCCGCGCAGCCGCTGACCATCAGCGGCAGCGCGACGCCGTACGATCCGCAGAACCCGCAAACGGTGCTGGTGCAGATTGGCGGCCAGAGCTACAGCGCGCTGGTGCAAAGCGACGGCAGCTGGAGCGTGACGCTGCCTGCGGGCGCGCTCGCGAGCCTGCCGGACGGCCCGGTCAGCGTTATCGCCACGGTGAGCGACGCGGCGGGCAACACCAGCAGCGAAAGAGTGTCGCTGACGCTGGATGCCTCGGCGGCTAACGCGCCGCTGGTAACGGTGAATACCGTGGCGACGGATAATTTCATTAACGCCGCCGAAGCGCAGTCGCCGCTGCAAATCACCGGCACCACCACCCGCGTCGAGCCGGGCCAGACCGTGACCGTCACCCTCAACGGGCAGACGTATACCGGCGAGGTTCAGGCGAACGGCACCTGGACCGTGACGGTCCCGACCGCCGCGCTGGCGCAGATCGCGGATGGTCAGCAGATCGTGGGCGTTACCGTTACTGACCAGTCGGGCAACCAGGCGTTTGTTGAGTATCCGGTGAACTTCGCGGCCCAGCCTGGCTCGCAGCCGCAGCTGGCGCTGAACCCGATCGCGGGCGATGACATCATCAACAGCCAGGAGAGCGGCCAGCCGCTGGAGATCACCGGCACCTCGTCGAATCTCGCGCCGGGCACTATCGTCAGCGTGGTCTTTAACGACGTCACCTACACCGCGACCACGAACGCGAACGGCCTGTGGAGCGTGACGGTGCCGGCGTCGGCGCTCGCCGGGCTTGCCGATGACGGTTATACCGTCACGGTCACCGCCAGCGACGCGGCGCAAAACACGGCCACCGACACCAGTACGGTGACGGTGGATACCGCGCTGCCGCCGACCGGCATCAATCCGGGCAGCTTCCTGGATGACAATATTCTTAACGTCAGCGAATCGCTGACCGAGCAGACGCTCGGCGGCACCACCACCGCGGGCTCGACCGTCGTGCTGGTGGTCGGCGGCCAGAGTTTTGAAACCGTGGCGGGCAATGACGGCGCCTGGAGCATTACCATTCCGGCGGCGCAGCTGCAGGCGCTCGATAACGGCCCGCAGGAACTGACGCTGACGGTCACCGATCCGCGCGGCAATACCGACACGTTGCCGCTGCCGGTCACGGTGGGGAACGACAGCGCGCCGACAGTGGCGATCGACGCTATCTTTACCGACGGCCTGATTAACCTGAGCGAAATCCAGAACGGTGGCGTTATCAGCGGCACCTCGACGGGGCTTGCCGTCAATACGCCGATTGTGATCACCGTGGGCGGCGTGACGCTGAATGGCGTCATCGGTGCGGGCGGCGCGTGGCAGATTAATGTCGACCCCGACCAGCTGACGGCGCTGCAAAACGGCCAGTACACGCTCTCCGTCAGCGCGCAGGATCAGTTCGGCAACCCGGCGAGCGCGGGCGCGTCGGTAGAGGTATTGCGCACCCCGCCAACGGCGGCCGTGCCAGATCTGCTCTTTACCGATGGCATTATCAACCAGAGTGAGGCAGCGCTCGGCCAGCAGGTCACCGGCAATACCGGCCTGACCGGCGCGGGCCAGACGGTGCAGATAAGCATCGATGGCGGCACGCCGATTGTCGGCACGGTGGATAGCAACGGCAACTGGACGGTGGCGCTGACGCCGGCGCAACTGGGGGCGCTTGCCGATGGCAATCACACGATTACGGTCACCGTTTCGGATCGCGCAGGCAATACCGTCACCAGCCCGGAGGCGACGTTTACCGTTTACGCCGACCCGCTGCCGACCCCAGCGCTGACGGAGCCGTTTACCGACGGCATCCTGAACGCCGCCGAAGCCGGGGCGGGTGGCGCGCTTAGCGGCGCTACCGGCCTGCCTGCCGGGCGTATCGACACCGTGATGGTGAGCCTTAATAACGGCACGATGGTGGAGGCGACCGTCGATGCGAACGGCAACTGGTCGCTGCCGCTGACGCCTGCGCAGCTCGGCGCGCTGCCGGACGGCACCATTGCGGTCACCGTCGTGGTCACCGATACGGCAGGCAACACCAGCACGCTCACCGACAGCTTCGAATCACGCATTAACAACGTTCCGGACGCGACTATCAACACGCCATTTATCGATGGCGCGCTGAACAACGCCGAGGCGGGCGCCGCCCAGACGATCACCGGCTCCACCGGCGTGAGCGGGGCGGGCCAGACGGTAGAGATTGTGCTGAACGGCAACACCTACACCGGCACGGTGCTGGAGAACGGCGACTGGTCAGTCTCGCTGCCGTCTGCCGCGTTCGCCGATCTGACGCCGGGCAGCACGCAGGATTTCACGGTCAACGTGCGTGACGCCTTCGGCAATACCGACAGCCAGCCGGGGTCGTTCGCGGTGCAGACCCAACTGCCTGCGCCGACGGTAACCACGCTGTTTGGCGATGACACCATCCTGAACATCAGCGAGGCCAGTGGGCCGCTGACGCTTACCGGCACCACCGGCATTACCGGCGCTAACCAGTATGTTTCGGTCACCATCGACGTGAACGGCACGACCTATGTGGCGAATGTCGATAACGCGGGCAACTGGTCGCTGCCGCTGCCCGCGGGCGCGCTGGCGGGGCTGTCGCCTGGCAACCATACGCTCACCATCATCGCGCAGGATAACTTCGGCAACACCCAGCCCATCGAGATACCGTTCCAGGCGGCGCTGACGCCGCCTGCGGTGGCGGTCACCCAGCCGCTGTTCGGCGACGGTTATGTGAATATCAACGAAGCGGGCGCGGCGGGCGCTATCAGCGGCACGCTGACCAGCGATATCCCGGCGGGCAGTGAGATTACCGTCACCATCGGTAACCAGACCTTCGGGCCCGATCGCGTGACCATCACCGGCAATACCTGGACGCTGAACCTGAGCGCGGCGGACTGGGCAAACGTGCCGAACGGTCTGCAGGCGGTGAGCGTGAGCCTGGTGGATGGCGCGGGCAACACCGCCGTGACCACCGCGCCGCTCTACGTGTCGCTCGCCGCGCCGACGCTCACCATCGACGCGCCGTTTGGCGGCGACGGCCTGAGCGGGGCGGAGAGCCAGCAGGCGCAGACCATTACCGGTACCGTGACTAACGTCGAGCCGGGGCAGACCATTACCGTCACCCTGGCGGGCCAGACCTTTACCACCACGGTGCTGAACGGTAACACCTGGTCGCTTCAGCTCTCCCCGGCGCAACTGGCGACGCTCGCCAATGGCGCTCAGGAGATCAGCGCCACGGTCACCGACCGGGCAGGCAACGTGGCGACCGCGCCTGCGACGCCGGTATCGGTGGACACCACGCCGCCGCCGGTGGCGGTCAGCATTAACCCGGTCACTGGCGATAACATTATTAACGCGGGTGAACTGGGCGATACGGTGGCGCTGAGCGGCACCACGCTTGGCGATGTCACCACCGTGACCGTGACCATTAACGGCGCGACGGTCGGCACGGCGACGGTACAGCCGGACGGCAGCTGGTCGCTGGATGTTCCTGCCACGCAGTTCCCGGATCAGGGCAACTACACCGTGGTGGCGACGACCGATGGCGGTACGCCAGCCACCACAACCGTGACCGTCGCGCTCGATACGGTGCCGCCGGTCGTGACCGTGGGCGCGATTGCGGGCGATGACATTATCGACGCGACCGAAGCCAGCCAGCCGCTGGTGCTGAGCGGCACCGCCAGCACTTCGGAGGCGGGTCGTCAGGTCACGGTCACCTTTAACGGCGAAACTTACTACGCCGTGGTCGGCGCGGACGGCGCGTGGAGCGTCAGCGTGCCGCAAAGCGCGGTCTCCGGGCTGGCGGACGGCGACTATACCGTCACCGCCACGCTTACCGACGCGGCGGGCAACGCGGATACCGACAGCCGCACCGTTACCCTGAACGCCGACGGGCCGCTGCTGACGGTAGACGCCGCGGGCGTGCCTGCGGTGCTCAACACCGTTAACGCGGCGGGCGGGCTGCTGTTGCAGGGGACCGGCGAGCCGGGCCAGACGGTCACGCTGCGCATCGGGCCATTGACGCAAACGGCGGTGGTGGATCAGGACGGCAACTGGAATTACACCTTCCCGCAGGTCGATCTGAACACGCTCACCGACGGCGCGCAGGTGATTAACATCTCTTCCACCGACGCGCAGGGCAACACCTCCACGAACAACGTGGCGCTCAATGTCGCGCTCAACAAAGGGCTGGGCGTGCTGGTGGATGACCTGTTCGGCGGGGACGGCATCCTGAACGTGGCGGAATCGCTGGTGACCCAGACATTGACTGGTCAACTGAGCGGCGACTATCGCGGCGCGACGGTGACCGCAACGCTCGTGGGTACCGATATCAACGTGCCGCTGGACGTGCTGGTAGGCGGCGACGGGCGCATCTCCGTTGATTTCCCGCCGAGCCTCTGGCAGGGCATCGTCGATAACACGCTCGCGGTACAGCTCAACGTCACCGACGCCTTCGGCAACGTGCGTAATGAAATCATCGACATCAACCTGGCGCTGACTGACGTACCGGTCATCAGCCAGGTGCTGGTGGGCGGTGACAACCTGATTAACGTCGCAGACAGCACCGTTAATCAGACGATCAGCGGCGTGGTCAGCAACGCGGAAAATGTCTCGTCGGTTATCGTTAATATCGCCGGTCAGCGCCTGACGGCGGTGGTGGACGACGCCGGTCGCTGGACCGCGACGCTGCCCTCCACGCTGCTCGCCGGGCTGCCTGACGGTCAGGTCACGTTGCAGGTGGTGGTCACCGATAACGCAGGCAACGTCAACACCACGGGCGCAAGTTTCAACGTCGCTATCAACAACCTGCCGACGATTAACATCGGCTCGCTGTTCGGCGACGGCACGCTGAGTATTCCTGAGCTGTTGCAGGGCGCGCTCAGCGGCACCGCCACCGGGCTTGCCGGGCAGACGCTGACCATTCAGATTGGCAGCACGCCTGCCTTTACGGCCACGGTCGGTCCGAACGGCGTCTGGAGCGCGAACCTGCCGGGCGCGGTACAGAGCGCGCTCACCGGGATCGCCACCGGCAACCAGACCGTGACCGTTACGGCCACGGATACCAACGGCAATACCGCCTCCACCAGCGGCTCGCTGAGGCTGGATCTGCTGGCCCCGACGCTCAACTCGCTGTCGGTCTTCGGCGACGGCCTGCTGAACGCCACCGAGGCGCTGACGAGCCAGACGATTTCCGGCGTTGTGACCAACGCGACGGCGGGCTCGACGGTGAGCGTGGCGCTTGGCGCGCGCACCTTTAACGGCACCGTGGGCAGCGACGGGCGCTTCAGTATTCAGCTGAACCCAACCGATCTCGCTTCGCTGGCCGAAGGCTCGCTGACCCCGCGCGTGACCATCACAACGCCGGACGGCAACACCACAACGGTGAATGGCGCGCCGGTGGTGGTGGGGATCACCACGCTGCCGACGGTCGCTATTAATACGCTGTTTGGCGGCGACGGCTGGCTGAACGCGACGGAAGCGAACGCCGGGCAGCTGATTAGCGGCACCAGCAACCTTGCGAGCGGCACCGTTACCCTCAAAGTGGGCAGCAGTACCTTTACGGCGGCCATTGCTAACGGCGCCTGGTCGGTGAATGTGCCGGCCACGACGCTCAAAGGCATCCAGGACGGCACGCTGACGGTGAGCGCCAGCGTGACCGACCCGGTCGGTAATGTGGCGACCGGCTCGCAGGTGGTGAGCGCGATTGTTCAGGCGCTGCCGCAGGTGGCGGTGAACCCTGTCTTTGGCGACGGCCTTCTGAGCCTAAGCGATCTGCTGAGTCCGCAGCTTATCAGCGGCACCGCCACTAACCTGGCGGCGGGCAGCGCCCTGACCGTCACGCTCGGCGCGCTGACGTTTAACACTACGGTACGCGCCGACGGCACCTGGCAGGTATCGGTACCGACGACCTCGCTGCAAGGGCTCGCCGACGGCCCGCTGAATGTGACCGTGACGGCGCGCGATGCGGCGGGCAACACCGCCAGCGCCAATGGCGGGCTGAATGTCAGCATCGGCGCGCTGCCGACGCTCGCTATCACCTCGCTGTTTGGCGATAACGGCCTTAACGCTACTGATATTCTGAGCGCCCAGACCATCACCGGCACCAGCACCAACGCCGTGGGGTCGCAGGTCAGGGTGTCGCTTGGCGGTAAAAGCTACGTCACGACCGTCGGCAACGACGGCACCTGGCAGCTCTCGGTGCCGAAGACCGATCTCAGCGGTCTGCTGGACGGCACGCTGACGGTTAACGCCAGCGTCACCAACCCGGCGGGCAACAGCACCAGCACCAGCGGTTTGCTGAATGTGGTAACCCATTCGCTGCCGACCGTGTCGCTCACCTCGCTGTTCGGCAACGACGGTTATCTGAACGTCAGCGAAGCGGGCAGCGGCCAGACGCTGAGCGGCAAGATCAGCGGCGTGACCGATGGCGCGACGGTGAAGGTAACGCTCGGCACCAACACCTATAACGCGGCCGTGGCCAGCGACGGCACCTGGACGCTGCCGGTGACCAACACCATTCTGCAGGGGCTGAGCAACGGCGCGCTGAAAGTCGGCGTCTCGGTGACGGATAAAGTCGGCAACGTCAACAGCACCAGCAGCGACGTGACGGTGAAACTCACCACTCCGACGCTCTCCTTTACGCCGCTGGCAAGCCTTAACCCGCTCGCGCTGCTCTCCACGGGCCTGACGCTGCGCGGCGGTTCGGCCAACCTGGCGCCGGGCTCCATCGTGCATCTCTCGCTGCTGAACGGGACGGTGAACACTACGGCCATTACCGACAGCAACGGTAACTGGTCCACCACGCTCGGGCTGGGGCTCAATATTCTGCAACTGCTGTCGCTCTCCAGCGTGCTGAATATTTACGCCACGGATGCGGCGGGCAATACCGGCTACCTGAATGTCGGTCTCGGCGGGCAGATTATCTCCACTACGCCGCCTGCCACCTTCGCCGCCGCGAGCGTTGAGCATGAGGCGGCGCTGTTCGCGCTGTCTGACGAAAACAGCCAGACCGCCACCCACAGCGACACCCAGCAGCCCGCTGCGACGGCGAAAATCGCGACAGTGGCGGTCACGGCGGAGGAGAACAGCGCCACGGCGGAGGATACGGCAAGCACGACAGGCGGTTACACCATCGGCGGCGTCAGTATCGATCTCGCCGATGGCACCAGCCAGAGTGGCGAGTCACTGCAGGGCAGTAGCGGCAGCGACACCATTCACCTCGCGACGCTCGGTTTCGCGTCACTCGATGGCGGCGCGGGTACCGATACGCTGGTGATTGACGGCGTCAATATGAAGCTCGATCTCACGGCGCTCGACGGCCAGATCAAGCACATCGAGATTTTCGATCTCGGTAAGTCCGGCACCAACAGCCTGACGCTGGATCTTCATCAGGCCCTGACCTTAACCGACAAGCCGGAAGACGATCTGATCGTCAAGGGCGTCGACGGGGATCGGGTCAATCTGGTGAAAGGCGGCAGCGACATCTGGGAAGTGAGCGGGCAGCGGGAAGTGGACGGCGTGCAGTTCGATGTCTGGCATAACAGTTCGCAGACCAACACCCTGGGAGATGTGCTTATCCAGCACGGCTTGCACGTCAATATGGTCTGA